AGTGCGACGACATCCGGCCTCATAGCCCTCCGCCTCACGCAACCAGCCCACGGTGCCCGCTGCCCGGTCAATCTCATCCCGGAGCTCCCGGTCGTCAATCTTCCTGAGCAGGTTCGCCAGCTCCGCCTCCGCCCGCTGCAGTTCCGGGCTGTCCTCTCGGTTCATCGTCTTTTCGTACAGTTCGTAATTACTCATGTTCATGGTTTACCTCCCGTATTATTCATGCGGGGGTCCCCTGCTGCGCCGGTGGGTTTTGCGCCGCGCGGGTTTGCCCGCCTCGGTTATTGAACCAGCCCGCAGCACAGGGATAGGCTGTTTCTCTTCCCTCGGCAGAGCCCGCGCTCACCTCCTCATCGGCTCTTACAGATACCATTATACCCGGTGCCGTCCAGCCGGGCAACCGAGCAATAGTCTGAGCGCCACGAGAACGGCTCGATTTCCAGCGAAACCGGCGCGTAGGTGTAAAATTGCTTAGGCAAAAAGAAAAAGGCAGTAGAGGCCATCTGGGCCCCTGCTGCCCTTATTTTATTTCACGATGTCGCGGACGTCATCCGCCGTGGTGTTTGCTTTGACAATAGGCTCTTTGCCCCTGTCGTCCGAGTAAATTCCCGTGGTGCCGTCATGGCTCCGCCAGCAGATAAAGTCGTCCATATCGCCGGTGTTGCCCTTGCTGTACTCCATCACCTCGTAAACGTCGGCCACGAGCCCCAGCTCCTCCGCCTTATCAAAAAACGGCTGCGCCGTCTGCTCGATAACCTCCGGGAAGTAAAAGCCGCCAGCCAGCACCACGCGGATGCTCACGGAGTATTCGCCGTTACTCTCTCTGACGGTGATCTCCGAGACGGTTTTCGCCGTCTCCGCGTCGAGCGCCTCCGTTATGCAATCCTCAAGAGCCTGCTTATTCTCCTGAACGGCTGCGTAGCTCTCCGCCGCTCCGGGTGCCCGCTCTGTATGCGGAGGGAATTTCCCCGTAATAAACAAAAAGCCGAAAATCAGTACTGCGAGTACAGCCAGCACTACCACCACGGTCTTTGTGCCGCCTTTCCGGCTGCCTTTTTCTGTGTCCATAAGCCGAACCTCCTCAACCTGTGCTTGCTTAGTCATCTCTGGGATAATTATAATCGGCGAAACATGGTAATGTCAATATGCGTTTTACCCATCTTTGGGATATACGATAGAGAGGAGGGTACGCCTCAGTGAATTTATATAAATACGTTGATGGGAAGTGCAACGCCTCCGGCGCTAAAATCCGGGAGCTCAGGGAGTGCGCTGGCCTGTCGCAAGAGCAGCTCGCCGCGAAGTTGCAGCTTGCCGGTCTCAATCTGAACCAAAGGCCATCAGCCGGATAGAGACGGGCATCCGCGTTGTGCCTGATTATGAGCTAATTTATTTCTCCGGGGTGCTGGACGTGCCGGTGTGCAAACTGCTTGAACAGGACGAATAAGGCGCTCCGCTCTCTCGCAGCGATTGAAAATCGCGGATAATATATAATATACTCTACTCTACTTTACTCTACTTTACTTTGTGCGTTTTCGACCCGGATATATTCGGAAATGCCGTAAATATTGCTTTTCCGTTGCGGAAATACCTGAATTTCGGCTTTTCCGCTGCGGATATAACCATTTTGCCGGGGTGCGCGGTGCTGTTCTGCGCTCCGGCTTTTCGTTTGTCCGGGTGTCTGATGATACCTTTTCGAGCCCAAAAGTGATGCGTTTTGACTTTCGGCGGAAGAAATCCCGGTTTCATGCCTGCTTTTTGCGTTTCCGTTCCCGAAATGTACTTTTTGAGGTATAACCGGGGCGGAAATACATTATTTCAGGTATATCCGGGTCGGATATACGTTTTAGGCAATAAAAAAAGAGCCTCCCGGCCCGCTTTTGTGTGGGGTCGAGAGGCTCATGCTCTGTGGGTTAGTCTTTCAGGATGGCGCCGTTTTCGTCGTGCGTCTTGGGGAGCAGGGCGACAGCGCCGGTGATGGCTCCGTCGATGACCTGCTGGATTTCGTCGGTGACTTCGATGCCAGCGGCTTTCAGGGCGGCCACAACAAATTCGGTCGCCTCAGCTTTTCGCTGGTCCTTGTCGATGGTCGCCGTCTTATACAGTTTCTCGGCTGCGTTTACGCCTACCTCGGCGAGGCCGATGATGCTGTCGATGATGCCAATGGCCGGATGCATGGGGAGCAGCGGCTTGATGGTCTCAAAGGCGGTGCTGATCGCGTCGGTCAGGGTGTCGGCGGTCTTAATGCCGGTGCCAACGTCTACGCCCTTTTTCTTGGCGTAGCTGATACCGTAGGCCGCGCCGACGATGGCTGCGGCGCAGGCGATGACGATGATGAGAGCGATTTGCATAGGTTCCATGGTTTTTCCTCCTCCTTATTTGGCCGGGACTTTCAGCACGTTCCCGGCGTAGATGGTGTCGCCGGTGAGCCCGGACAGCACCTTGATTTCGGTGTAGCGTCTGCCGTCTCCCAGCAGTTTTGCGGCGATAGCCCAAAGGCTGTCGCCCTTTTTGACGGTGTACTCGATGTAGGACGGCGCGGGCGCTGCGCTGCCGCCGTTGGTCGTCACAAAGGCATCGAACCCAGCGGCTTTCAGGGCCTTAACCTGAGCATCCGCGTTGGCCTTGACCGAGTACGCGCCGGTCTGGACCTTGTAAAGGCCGTCGGCGGTCTTGAGCGTGGTGTCGAACCCCGCCGCCTTGAGGGCTTTGGCGTGTGCCTCAGCGTTTTCCTTTTTGCTGAACGCCCCGGCCTGAACATAGTACAGCGTAGAGCCTCCGGCGGGCTTATTCTCCGGCTGCTGCGGTTTCTCCCCGCCGCTTTCCTTGTCCATGGTCTCCTTGACATCGCGGCGGAACTGGTCCATCGTCAGGCCGAACTTGTTCCAGATGTGCTCCACGTCGCCGTGATTGCTGGCGATGCCGCGCTTGTGGCCCTCGCTGTGGGAAATGATAACGCCATCCCCCAGCGGGTTCAGGCCGAACTTTTTGCAAAGGTAGGCAAACAGCTCGACCGCAGATTTGTAGGTACGCATGACCGTCGCTTTGGTGTTGGTGCCGTCGCCGGTCTCTACCCAGCTTGCGCCGCCGGTGTATTTGATGGTGCTGGGCTCGCACATTTCTACGCCGATGTGGGTGTTATTGCAGGAGCCTTTCGGGCCGGATGCGCCATGCCAGCCGCGCCAGTCCCAAGGCAAGCACTGGTACACGTCGCCGGTGTTGCCGTCGATAAAGCCGTGGACGCACGAGCCGTCATGGCTGGGGCTGTTCCAATTCTTTACGAATACCTGCGCGGACGGCTGCGGGCATCCGACGCTATGAAGCATCAGGCCCTTAACGGCGGCCAGCTTGCGCCCGCCGGTGTAACACGGGTTTTTCGTGAGAATACTCTCGATGATTTTCAATGTTGGTTCCTCCTTTTGCACATCCCTGTCGTAGGCCGTCAGCCCGTAGCTCTCGATGAGTGAGATGAGCTTTTCGGCATAGTCCGGGGCGGTTGCGTAGCCTGCCGCCTTGATGGCCTTGCAGGCTGTTTTGTAATCCTTTTCGCCGATAACCGCCGCATAGCGGCTCCCGGTGAGCAGGAATGTGGAATGGTCCGCGATGCTTTCATCCCATGAGCCGTAGGCCCTGAAAAGCGCGGTGACGGTCGTGTAATTCACGCCGTCGTAGCATTCCTGTGTTTCCTTGCTGTACGCTTTCCCGCTCCACCTGCTGTCTGCCTTAATGCCAAACAGGGCGTTAGCGTTCTGCGCCAGCTCTGAGGTCCCCCAGCCGCTTTCGAGGATGGCCTGCGCGATGGTGAGTGAGGCGAGTACGCCGCTCTTCTCCATGTCCTTGTGGGCCGCCTCTCCGACGGTCTGGATAAATGTCTGCTTTTCCATGTGTTCCTCCTAAGGAGAAAAGGAGGGCCGCGTACACGGCCCTCCCGGTCATTTATCGTAGATACTTTTGGCTGCCTGTTCCGCAAGGAAGTCCTTTTGCTTGTGCTTAACCTGACGAGCATAGTCCAGCGCCGCCTCCATATCCCCGTTGGCGTGGCCGAGCTGAATCGCGTGGGCGGTAGCCTCGCCCAACGCAATCGCCGCCGTGACCCCTTGCACAACGAGAACCATGCTTTTTTCCTGCGCCTTTTCGCGGTCTGCCTCTTCCTGCTTTCGGGTGTTCTCCCGCTCATCGAACTGCCGCTCCATCCGGCGGATGGCGAGGGAAGTAATGGCCGACGGGATGCTGCAAGCTGCGACAAGGGCCAGAATGATTTGCATAAAATCCATGGGTATCACCTCAATTCAGCGTCAAATCTGCAATAATGCGCCGCAGCTCCGGCTCCTCGACCTCATGGCTCTTGAGGCCGTGGGCTTTCAGAATGTTGCCGATTGCGGTGAGGACGACGCTATCCTCATCTGGGTTTTGGCCGGGCTCATAGCTCCGCCAGACCAAGTGATTTTGCAGGTTTATTAGCCACGCCTCGCTGTCCTCCGGGGCATCGTCCAAATAAAGAAAGGCCGCCTCATAGGCAGCCTCAAGCGTGGCATAGTCGTAAAGTTCTTCGTATAGTCCTTTACTCATCCTGCTGTGTCCATCCATAGGCTCCGGGCTCCCATGTGTTGCCGTCCACATCGCTGACCCAGCGCTTGCCGTTGTGGCTCACTTTGGCCCCTTTGGCGTATGCGTCATGGGCCCCTGCGGGCTGTCTCCACTCCGGCCACTCTTCTGCCGGGTCCGAGATGGCTACCCACAAAGACGGGGCGGTTCCGGGAGCCCAGTCGTCCTGCGAGGTGTGCGCCTCCAAGCAGCGGTAAAGGCCGCCGTCATACTGGACGATATAATCTTTCGCATAGCTGACCCCCGCCCCGTTCCACGCCGGGTAAAGGCTGGGGAGCGCCGTCGCCATGTCGTCGGTAAGGCCCTGCGCCGTGAACATCTGCAAGCGCCGGTTTTCTCTCGCTCTCTCTTTACGCATTCTCTTCACCTCCCAGCAAAATGTCCAGCGCCTCGTCAGCCGGGTCCGGCTCGCCCTTTTCAATCGCCGGGCGCTCCGGCCACGCGATGTCGTAAGGGAATCCGGGTGCCTCGGTAATGTCTCTGAGCTGCTGGCGATACGTTCTCAGCGCCTCCCGGCTGGCCGCGCTGATAGGCGCGTCGATGGTCTGTGTCCAGTCGATTTCCTCAAGCAGCTTGTTACGGTGCTGCCGCGCCTCTGCGGCGAGGTGGGTGTGCTCCGCGTTCTT